GCAAGACTTATGATGAGCGTCAAGGCCTCAGCGATGTACTTACAGCAAAGGCAGATAACGAATAATGGCTCAAACATTTTTTTACGATGAACAGATACGTAGATTCTTACTACAATTCATAAGAGTCTTATCAAACTTTGAGGTGCAATTTGGTAAAGACGAGGATGGTACTAGAGTATTACAACGTGTGCCTGTACGTTATGGTGACGTGAACAGGCAAGGCGCACAAATACTACGTGGTAATAGCGAAAACACTATGGCTAATGTGCCAATGATTAGTTGTTACATTAATGGCTTACAGTACGACAGACCACGTATACAAGAGCCTAACTTTATTAGTAAGATTGGCGTAAGAGAACGTAAGTACGATCCCGACACAGACAGTTACTTAAACATACAAGGCGATGCATTTACTATTGAACGTATGATGCCAGTACCTTATAAGTTAACACTTAAAGCAGATATATGGACAAGTAACACAGAGCAAAAATTACAATTATTAGAACAGATGTTGGTGCTGTTCAATCCTAGTTTAGAAATACAAAGTACAGACAACTATGTTGACTGGACAAGTTTAAGTACAGTAAACTTAACTGACGTGCAGTGGACTAGCAGACCTATACCGCAAGGCATAGATGAAGCAATAGACTTTGCTACACTTACATTTGAAATACCTATCTTTATCAGCGCACCTGCTAAAGTTAAGAAACTTGGTGTTATTGAGAGAATAGTTACTGGTATATGGGATATGCAAGGTGAGTTTGATCAGAGCTTATTCCAAGACGTAGGCAACTTAATACAACGTAAAAGAATAAGTCCACAAAACTACGGTGTACTGTATTTGAATGGACAGGCACAACTACTTAAACTAGAAGACACTATAGCAGAGTCTACAAGTAACATAGGGGATACTACTGTAACTAAAGTAGGCACTAGAACAGATTGGCCCAGTTTCATTAACCTTTTTGGGGAAATTAGGCCCGGAGTTAGTCAAATTAGGTTCGAAACTGACGAAGACGGCACTGAAGTTGTAGGCACTATAGCATTACACCCTACAGACGAAAGTTTGCTGTTAGTTACAATTGATGAGGACACAGTACCTACAAATGACATACGTCCTGTGAACGCTATTATAGATCCTGACAGAGTAGGTCCTAATGCAGGACTAACAACTCCAAGTGCAGGTACCAGGTACTTGTTAACTAATCCTATTGGCAATGCCAATAACATAGACGGTGCCGATGCTTGGAAAGGGTTGCTACCAGATTCTAGCACAGATGATCTCATAGCAGACAGAAACGACATTATCGAATACGATGGAGACATGTGGCGTGTTAGTTTTGATGCTAGTACAGAACTAGGCACACACTATGTCAGCAACTTAAATACAAATTATCAATATAAATGGACCGGATCCGCATGGGTTAGGTCTTATGAAGGTCAATACAAGGAGGGCTTTTGGAGCCTCGCATTATAAACAGTTGTGGTGCATTAATAAGATCGAATAAAACTGGCAGGTACTTATTTTTGTTGAGAGACAAGTGCAGTTACGGCAACACTTGGGGACTTCCTGGTGGTAAGTTCGAAAAGGGAGAGTCTACAATACAAGCATTAGAACGTGAATGCCAAGAAGAACTAGGTAGCGAGTTACTGTACGAAAAATTTATACCTATCGAAACGTTCACTAGCGAAGACAAAAAGTTTGTATACCACACTGTGTTACTAACCGTAGACAGAGAATTTACTCCCGTATTAAATGAAGAACACAAAGGTTATTGCTGGGTATATATAGAAGATCACCCTAAACCATTGCACCCAGGTGTATGGAAAACATTTAACTTTGAGGTTGTAAAGGAAAAGTTAGATACTATGGATAAAGTTTTATAAATCCACTTCTAACGAAAAGTCTCGCACACTTATCTCACGCAAATTTACACAATACTTCCACTGTTCAGGAAATCGTGAACGACCACCTGATACCCAGACAAATTCTACATCATCGTATGTATCGATAATACGTTTGGTTTGTCCTTCCCACTTTTTGCTACTGACTTTATGCTCTTTGTCTGCGTAGTTAGTGGTTCCTGCATATACATTGTTGTTGATATCGCCATCTTGGTTATCGAAACCTAACATATACACAGTCTTGTGTCCATCGAAGCATGCTAGATAGAGTGCTATTGCACCAGCACACAAATTAATTCCATATGGTATGAGATGCACTTTACCTGGATGGTTAATGCAGTTATTACTGTTTGATATAACAATATGATTATCTGCATATCCACTTCTAACAATCTCATTGACCATAAAATTATTGACAGACACAAGAAATTCTGGATTCATGTCTCTGTATAGTGCATTACAACCATAACTTTGTAAGCGTCGTTTGCCTAAATGCCCGCCTGCATGCCGTTCTATCTTTCGTAAGTCTACTGCTAGTCTAGAAGTGCCGTTGCCTATGACCACAGCTCTATTTGTATGCTGATTGTTTACTATAGTGTTGGGTATAAACTCTCTGTTTTCGTAACGTCTGCCTTCTTTTAAGACATATCCGTCAACTACAAACTCGCCCTCATAGTCAGTGCGATAAAGTTTTTGCATTAGAGTCTGCCAATTACAACCTCGATAGTCCCTACTTCTTCACTGTCATAGTCTTCTAATGCTTTGCCAATAACAGTGCCTATTTGTGGATTATCACTAGCTACTGCAACACCTTCTATATTACTGGTAACCATCATGTCACCTTTATTGATTGTGCCTTTGACTTTTGTTGGTACTCTGCCACAAAGTGCTAGTGGAACCATGTGTTCGCCTTGTGCGTCTTTATTCATTAGTATACCAGGTTGTGTTGATACAACACCTGCTACCTTATTGCTGTCTGGTGCTCGACTAACAGTTACTTCTTGAAGTCCACCAAAAATTAAAACTGTTCCTGGCTCGTATCCTGAGTCTGCTTGATATAACTCAGCTACGTCAGCATATTGTGCAGTAGTTGCAGTTCCTGAAAAAGTTGTTGTTGTTAACGTGTTTGAACTAGGATTGAAGGTCAAACCTGTATCTGTTTCTAATCCTTGTGCGCCAGTTGCTCCGTCTACAAAGGTTAGATAAACTGTTTCGTCTGTTGTATTGTTTGCGGTAATAGGAACAGTCATTGCAGAGTCTGCATTTGAACCATCATTACGTAACATTTCAAATCCACCTGCTGTAGACCCGTCGTGTATTCTCATTGCAGCCGTAGTGGTATTGTAACTGATCTCACCGGCGGCGCCTGTGAATGCATCGTTTTGTGCTGTTGTTCCTCTTCTAAGTTGTAGTACTGTAGGCATTTCTTATCCTTCTATCCTTTTCTATATTTATGCTCCAACATAGGCTTCACTGTCGCCTAGGTCGGTCGTTGATGTAGATCCAACAGGTTCCATTTGGTCATAAACAGCACCTAGTGATACACCAAATGCGTCTGTACCTGACGATTCAAATGGCGTTTCCACTGTATCATCACTAGGGCCTGTTGCTAGGTCTTCGTCGCCACTAGCCGCAGGATGTGTGCTGAGTGTTGAACTTTGGAAACCACTTGCGCCTCCGCCGCCTGACTGATTAGCGAATGACCAGTTACCAGCACCATCAGTAACAAGAACTTGTTGGCTTGTTCCGTCTTGTGCAGGCAATGTAAATGTATAATTACTTGCTACTGTGCTTGGAGCTCTTAGACCAATATAGTTACTGCTATCTGTATCATAAAATTGTACAGGTGCTCTAGCATTCAAGTCTAAGTTAGTTCCTACTGTTGGACTTGTAAGTGTCTTGTTAGTCAGTGTATCCGTTGTTGCTCTACCAACTAGTGTATCTGTACTAGTAGGTAATGTAAGTGTTCCTGTGTTACTAATATTAGATATAATAGGTGTTGTTAACGTTTTATTTGTAAGTGTATCAGTTGAGCTTGCTGTGATATAAGAACCCAAGTCACTAATATCAGATTCTGTAATTGTTATTGTATTACTTGCACTATTAATTGTTTTATTTGTTAAAGTCTGTGTACCAGTAAGTGTTGCTACTGTACTGTCTATAGCAATAGCAACTTGGTTATCACTAACAGTAGTATCTATTCCCGTACTACCTGCAAATGTTAAAGTCTGGCCCGTAGTAAATGTATCAGTATTAGGTGTCCCTTGGTTATCACTAAGTGTAAAACTACTACTGATATTATCTATCTGTGTTTGTATGTTACTTGTAACACCATCTAGGTAATTAATCTCTGCTGTAGTAGCAGTAACACCGTCTAGTAAATTTAATTCTGCGGCTGTTGCTGTAACAGCAGTACCACCTAATGTGAGTGATCCAATACTTAATGTGCCTGCTGTAACAGTTAAATCACCTGTGCTTGCTCCTGTTGCTGTGGTTGTACCTACAATAAACTTATCCGCAGATTCATCCCACCCCATAAAAGCGTTATCACCAGTTGATCCGCGCTCAATAACAATACCACTATCATTTCCATTAGAAGCTGCACCATTATTTAGTTCTATAAGATTATCACGTAAATCCAAAATACGTATATGATTTGGCATAATGTAAGGAGCCATTCCCACACTAATTGATTGTCCATCAATGGTTAGTATGCGATTAAGTACAACGCTTCCTTTTTTTAAAAAATGAGTTCC